GTGGTCTGCCATCATCCCCTGCATCGCTTTCGCCGCAAAGTAATCGCGCAAGTCCATGCCTTGTTGATTTGTCATGTTGGGAAATGCTTTCATGTGTTCTCCTGTTTAATCAAAGTTCCACACACATTACAGTGGTCATATAAGCCCTCGCTTCGTTCTTCCCACTCTGACCTAAATGGGTGTTTACACACACGGCACAACCATCCAACAGGCGTAAATAGACACCAAACTAATACCGCCAAAAAATTGCTCATCCTAACTCCCTATCTGTTGGTCTGGTGGTAATGTGGATTGATACTCGTCCCATGCTTCTTCTAACATCGCCGCTGAAGTCATCAGCATATGAATTAGTGCCTCATGCTTATACTCATCCAACCCTTCGGCGTACCCGCGCAACCTGTACGCCATCGTGTAACACTGTAATTTCTTTGCGTCGATCATTCTTTCTCCACCTTTATCAAGTCCACATACTTCCCGTCTTTATGAACAAACCGCACTCCGATAAGATTCTCTTCACCATCGTAGTAGCAGCAGAGTATGTCGTTATCAACCCACGGCGCTTTGCAATGTAGCGTAGCCGCTTTCTTTTCGGGCATCGCGTAACTAACCGTCCATTTAACTCGCGGGTGCGGTACTCGCTGGTAGTCGTAGAGTTTGATGTCAGGCATTTTTTTCTTTCATGACTGCCCCCTTGCTCTAATATCCTTGGCAATATTCAACCCAACAACACGGCCTTCCCAAGCGCAGTAATCGTGCCACTTGTCTGCCAACGCAGCACACGCCTCGCGCTCTGCTGCTGCGACTAAGGCCGCAAAGCGTTCGTATTGCTCAATCGTGCCCATGTTTAGTCCCGCCGCGTGCGCCATGCGGATAATGTCATCTTTATTCACCCCTGCCCCCTTGCGCGGATAGCGTTTGCAATCAAAGACGCTCGGACGAAATGGCCTTCGTACTTAACATCCATGTCCTCACATACCTTCGCACACGCCTCGCGCTCTGCTTCCACTGCTGCCTCAATCATCCTAATAACTTCATGGTCACACTGCATCAGCGGTTGAAACGCTACCAAGTTAGCCTGTGTCTTGTGGAATAGTTTGTTGTACTCATCCCATGTCATAAACTACGCCTCCTCATCTCTCTGCAATTCTTACGCTCTTCCGGCGTAAAGTCAGGGCTAATCTCTGCCACACCACACAGCGGCCTTCGCGCCCCCGGCTCCATCGTCATGACCTTCGTGCCAAAGTAAATGGAGAACAACGCAACACACATAGCGAAAGCAACGGCTGCGGCTTCAAGCGGCTTCATCTTTACCCTTTCCATTTCTTAGCACCGCCATAACTGTCGCCCATCTTTACTTCACAGTTAAGCGGCAGAGTCTCTGCCCACTTTGGCCTCCAGCGCATACACTCCTGCACATACCTAGCTGCTTCTTCTGCTTCTGCTATCGGTGCAATACAAGCCACAGCATCATGAACAGTAAGCACCACCTTGTACCGCTGCGCAATTTTCAACATCTGCTCACCAATCACGCACCGTGCTAATCCCTGACAAATGTTCTCTACTACCTTACCGCCATAGATTCTATTTGGTCCTTTTCTTGTGTCGTACACAATCTCTGGGACACCTCGCATGGGGGTAAGCGCCCCACTAAACCTAATCCCCGGATACTTCTGCGGTATGCCACTCGGCATATCAAACCCAACCCCCGGCATAAAATACGTTGCTTGTGGTTGAACACCAAACGGTGCGGCTTTGATGTCCCCTTGTGCTAATGTAATAATGCAATCACTAGCCGCGTTCCACAACATAGGTATGTGACCAAACTGAGTACGGTACGTATTTAAAATCTTCTTACAAAACTCCAAAGTCAGTTCCACACCAAATGACTTTAGCTGCATCTGAAACTTCAACGCCCCCATGCCATACCCTGCACCAAGGATTGTGGTCTTACCAACGAAGCGTTCTTCCTCAGTAACTTCATCTACTGTCTTGCCGTAAATACTCCCCGCCATCATTTTGTAAACGTCTCTACCCTCTTCAAAGGCTATCACTAAGTCTTTCTGCCCTGACAGCCAAGCGACAATCCTCGCCTCAATTTGTGCGGAGTCGGCATCAATAATCACGTACCCCGGCGGTGGGCAGATAGCGGTCTTGAGGGTTCCCTTGTCCTTCCCTCGGCTCGGCAGGTTCTGTAGGTTTAGCTTATCATCCCCGCCCCAACGCCCTGTGTGTGCTGCGTAGTAACGTAGTGGGACTGGCATCTTGCCCCGCTTCGCAATGTCGATAAACCGCTGCGTCCTTGTCTCCTCCAGTGTGCTTTTCGTTCCAAGCCTAGCAGCTACCAACGCCTGTACACGCTCGTCCGGATACTCTGCCAACGCCTTGAACCCCTCGTCGCTCTTAGCCAACGCCAACGCAGGTTTGCCAGTGGCAGGGCTAATTTTCATAGGGGGCACAACCCCAAGTTCCTCTAAACGGGCAGCAAACTTTGGGTTAGATAATAGCGTATCCCTATCGGAACTGGCCTCGGCAATTAGTTTTTCCTTACGCTCCACTACATCGATAAGATGCTGTTCTAGCAACGGCAGGTTCAACTCCAACGCCGGGTCAGTGAACATACTCAGGGTCAAATCAATCAGCTTCAGTTCTTTCTTATTGAACCCTTCCTTCAAAATATGGAATAGCTTGTAGGTGATCTCGACATCGTTGATGCAGTAGTTTCCATACTGTGCCAACTGCGCAGAAGAAAAGTCTTTTAGCCGCATACCCTTTGCCGCAATGACTTCGGTGCCTTTAGTGCCTAGGGCGTAACGATCTGCGAGTTTTGCCAAGCTGTTCCCAACTTCCACACCGTCTACGGCTCTAGCCATCGATAGCGTATCCAACCAACCCATCGGCTTGATACCAAACCGCCACGACATAATCGCGCCATCAAAGAGCATGTTGTGTGCTAGGACAAGGGCTTCGCCCCAATGAAACGTATCAAGAAACGATTTAATCTGTCCGTAAGAACCAGCGCGCCACGTAGTCTCCTCATCGTTTACCTTCACTGCTACACCGATAACCTCGAAGCGATCATCGCGCACGTATTCTTCAGTCGTCAGCTTGGACAAGCTGTACTCTTGATCGTAGTACGTCTCGAAGTCCAAAGTAATTATGTTCAAAGCAAACCTTTCTGGCGCATAGCTTCTGCTGTTTGTGTCGGGTTTTTGTAAACTTTCGGTATCTGATTATCCATCTCATCCGCTAATATCTTCAATGCTTCTCTCGTTACATCCGCTGTAGTAATTACGGAAGTCGGGTTCGTCATCCGTTGCGCTATTGTCTCGCCGGGTATGTACGGTTTTCTTTCTTCTTTCTGCCCTTCAAATATTGATTCCACAATAGCCATTTTGGTTGCAGCCCTGTGTAGTTCATTCATCTTAGTGGCTATCGCTACACGCTCTACGAAAGAAAAACGTCCATTATTAACAATATTTAATAGTCCATGAGATATGAGGCGTTCTTTTGTAAAAGACGAAAGAGCAATCCTCTCGCCGTTTTCTTCTATTTTATCGAGCATCATCTTCACTTCAGTGCTACTGAGCTTGTACGCAAACTTTTGAACTAGTTTTTTCACAGCTTCTCCTTGGGAACGGTCATAGGATCGGTCATCACGCCAGCGTGTCCAGCCACGCTATCAGATCGTCCAGATTGGTTTCGTTGATGACAAAGGCTATCCCACCAGCGTCACGTATTTGTTTGAGTTCTCGCTCTTGTAACGCAGTGGGTTTATTGTTCCCCGCCTTAGTCTCTATCGCAAAGAAGTGGCCTCGGTAACAGCCTACGATATCAGGGACACCGCTACGTCCATACCCACCAGTAGCAGGCATGAAGTGGTAGATACTACGCCGCAATAATTCGGCGCGAACTTTGGTTTTAACTTTACCTTCAGGGGTAGACATTCCACTCTCACGACAGACAGAAGTGGACTCAGTATAGAACGGACGGGGGGAGGGCGCAATAGCTTTTAATATTTATTTTTGCTATCGCGTTGGAGTTATTGATAGATAAAAAAAGGGGACAAACTGACCTGAAGTCAACTTGTCCCCAAAGAACGTAGTTATCGTTGCTGAACGCTAACTGGTAGTGATTATCTCACCACCTGTCAGGTAATACCAATTGGTATTATCAATCGCAAACTTAACGCCGATAGATTCTACCGGTTGCTTATGCTCTAGCATACGCAGCATAGCCAGCTTGGTCTGATACAACTCAGACATCTCATACGTATCCTTAAACTTCTGTACACGCATTTCATCAGTCAGCCCACATGCGTCATGTAGTACTACACTTAGCAGCGTACCATCACGCTCCTCCTTGACCACAATACCACTGGCGTGCTTGTAGTCGTTGTTCACCGACATAGCAATCCTAGCTGTGTTCATAAACTTATCCAAGTTTGGCTTCGCCACCATCTTAGTTAGCTCCGCACTTAGAGTCGGCACTTCCCCTCTGCCTACCATCAGAGCAAGTTCTATCAGCGGGATAATACTATCCTCACCAACACGCTCGGCTTGGCGTACCGCGTTGTAGTGTATCCCACCAATCTCAGAACTCATCTTCTGCCTTATCTTATCGATAACCTCCGTTGCCGTTGATGTGTGCGCAAAAACTCTTACGGACGTTTTCAATGCTTCCTCTGGCAGCTTGGTTACCTTGTCATGCCGCGAGCCTATACGGTTCTTGATACGTGGCGAATGTATCGTATACACATCGCACCTACCATTGTTCCTAAACGATCTGTGTTCCACCTCAATCGTGCCGACCTGCTCGTTACCGTTGAACACAATAACCTCACGGATAACTTTGTGTTCCCCTATAAATCCAGTAGTAAGAGACTCGAACGTAAGGTTCGGTATCTTGTGATACAGCTTGGTCAGCAACTTTTCCAGCGGTTCGTGCAACGGGTAGTCGATGTGTTCGACTTTCTTTTTAAGTTTCATTCTATTCCCCTTACCAATCAAATTTAGCCAAGATACCATCAACCTTATCCTTAACCTCAGAGCGTACGTCTCCATGCTCTTTCAGGTCATCGGTGTCCACAGTATTGATTGCCTTCTTCAACTGCACGCGTGCGTCCTCCAGCTTCTGGTCATTGGTAACATTGAGGCGACCCAACAACTCCACGAGACTATGTGCGTTCGATAACATCGTATCGTGAAATACTTTGCGCTTCCCATCCTGACCATCTGTCAGTCTGTCGCTCATGTGCAAGAGACAATCGTGCAGCCTACCCCAGATGTCACGCATGGCTCCCTCGATACGCTGATTGAAATGCTCGGCGTACTGCGCAGCGAGTTCGGCTTTCGCTTGCTCGTTGATGTCGATGCGGAAATCCCCTGCTGTCGGCACAGGGCTAACAGCGTAGTGAAAGCGGAACTTGTGGGCTATCGCGTCCACATCTGGATACTCTTCACGATCAAACAGATCACCCAACTGGAAGGCCGCAGCAGAGATCAGCGTTGGGTACTGTTGTAGGAAACTCGCTGTGAGTTCGTCAAAGTTATCCTTGTGCTGATCCATCTGCGACTTGAAGCCGTTGAAGAAATGCTCCGCTGTCACGATACGTTGGCCGTTGTCAGACCATGGCATCGAGTTCAGGTTGTTCCACAGGCGAACCTGCGCCGCATACTTCATGACTGCATCGAGTGCGGGGCTACCTGCCAGCAGGTGCTTGTGGTAGTTACCTGCCTTGACCTTGGTGTTCTTAGCGGAGTCAACCTCCATGCCCACCTTCTTGTCCAGTTTCCTAGCAGTCCAGCAAGAGATGCTGAGTTCTACAAGCAAAGATGACGATGCGATACCAAACGTCTCGAAATGCGGGGTTTCAGTTATTGCGTTCATGTGCTTCTCCTTATTCTACGTACACAGATTGACCATGCTTCGGTACAAAGTCCTTGTTGCCTACCACGCACCACAACACAGGTGCATTGGTTCGCTGCCACTCATGCCATGCGTCACCATAGAAATGTCCATCGGTTAGCATGATGATGCACTGCGGTGCAATGTGGTTAGCTTCGAGATAGATCGGCACACACTCAGGTTGTGTACCGCCGCCACCTCTGGGCTTGGTGCTGTTAATAAGATTACCCACATCGCTGCCGCTGTAAGTTTCATGTCTTGCTACGTGGCTATCCCAGTACAGTAGTTCAACTGTCTCAGGCATAACGTCCTCGCAGATCATCTTCACCTCACCCATAAACTGCGCAGCCATCTCACCGATTGAGCCTGACGTATCGACACCAAGCACGAACTTCTCTGCCTTCTCGCTTATCGTACTCGGCATGATGATGTCCACGCCCAGATACCTACGGTTAGGTCTGCGCCATGTTGACTTGTCACCACCACGCATATTCGATTTGACGAACATACGCAGTGCTTCTTTCCAATCAACCTTCGGATGCAGCAACTCGTCGATGCCACGCGGGACTTTGCCTTTCATCTTCCCTGCCAAGATAGCGCCTTCGCGCAAAGCATTGTCGATGTCGTTCGACAACTGATCTTCTTCTTCCTTCGACAACTCATCGGCACCATCCCAATCATGCTCGTCAAAGTTATCTCCTGCTCCACCGCTAGTGGGACTTCCTGACCCGTTGTCAGTTTGTCCCTTGGAACCACCGCTGCCTTTACCATCGCCGCCTTCCTCATCCATGAACTTCTTCTTAAGGATGTTGTAGACTTGCTTGGTATCCTTACCGCGATACTCCTCTTCTAGCAAACCGATCAACTTGCCCTCAGCATCACGCGGCATAGTCACCACAGTCCCATGCGGATCAGAGTCAATGATCTGAAGGTTGATCACGTAGTCCATCGCAGCGTTAGCTAGTCGTGGGTTCTCCTTGGCAATGTCCCGCCATACAGTCAGGTGACGGTACGCCTTGTGCATAGCCTCATGCACCACAACAAACGCAAGTTGCTTGTCGTCTAGGGAATCGACAAAGGCACGGCCATACGTCACATCTCTCCCGTTCGTCATTGCAGTCGGCACCGTTTCGCTAACCGATACCTTGCCCACCATGAACACGCCGGAGAACAAGCAAAAGTCCTTGTGTCTCATTAGCTGTGCATGGGCACGCTCGACCCGCTTCTCTGCGGATAGTTTTACTGAAGCCATTGGAGTCCTCCTTTATCATCTTGTTCGAACTCGTTGATGTGAACCATCAAGCCTTTGGCAATCTCAGCCACAAACTCTTCTTTCGACATCACCTCATTGTCGTGCATACTTGCAAGCGCAAAGATAAGGGCAGGTATGATGTGCCCTATCACATGCCCATTTAGTACTTCGTTCAAGGTCTCGCAGATTTGTTCTGCTGCGTCTCTTGCTTCTTCCAGTTCTTGCTCAGTCATGTTGTTCTCCTAGAATAAGTATTGGTTGTCACGCATCCAGTTAATGAACGCGCTGCTAGTCATGAGGATGTTCTTCTTGTCCTCGTTCTTGCTTGTGGTAACACAGAACACAGACTGCAACTCCTTCGGTGTACGCTTCAAGTACTCGAACCACGCACCGATGTTGCCGCGATCAATCTTCTGAACCGCGCTGTACGCCATGATGCACAGTGCTGCTGCGTTCGTAGGTACGTTGGCTCCCTTGGGGTTCTTAATAACCTCGTCCCATGTTGGCAAGCTGTCAGCCACCTCGACATACGCAAGCAGGTCACGCGCTGAACACTCACCGATAGTCCCGCACAGGGATGCGATCAATGCGTTACGCGTAATGTTCTGACGCTTCAACAAGATGTTGCTTGCACGATGCCCTGAACGCTGCGAGAAGAATGACTTCTGCGGTGTCTTCGGATTGAAGATGTGGTTGTTATCCTTCTGCGATGGATCTTTGTAGGAAGCCATCACCTCTGGATACTGACGTACAAAAGCCAACAACTCAGGGGCGTAGTGCATACGCGTGCCGTAGTCCACATACTCTTCCCATGTAGCCTTGCGCACCGGCACCACCGTCATGCGGTTAAGTGAGTGTGCTTTCAGCATATCGCCCACGCCATCAGAGATATTGTTACCCGCTGTGATTACGATGCTATCAGGGTGTAATCTCATACCACCAATACGACGCTCGTTCAATAGTGGGTGCAGCATGTTCTGCACTGCTTGGCTCGAAGGCTTGGTGAACTCGTCGATAAAGATCACCATTGGTTCTTGCTTATGGAAACCCCAAACCTCGTTCGGATACAGCGATGTTGTCTTAGTCTCATGGTTCGGCATCGGAATACCAATGTCACCCAACTCGGTGTTTGGCGTGTCGATGTACACACCACGGTAGCCGGTGCGCTGCACCAGACGCTCATACATTGCCGTTTTGCCAATTCCTGGCTCGCCTACCAGATGTACTGCGTTCTGTGTGCCGATGTTAAGAATGAGTTCTTCAGCTTCAGCAAGGGATACTTCCACGTTCATGCGAATTTCCATTTTTATAACTCCTAGTTGTGACATTCTGACGGGATGTCAATTTGTCTTAGATTGCAAACGGCATTGGTGCCGCGTCTGATTTGTAGTCCACGTACTTGCTGTTCTCATCGAGAACAACTTTGCCCTTCTCTACTACTTCTCTGCTGAATAGGTACTCAGCATAGTGATACCGGCACAGGTCATAAAAGAAGTCCCGCGCCATCTGCGGCGTGATCACATACGTATACATCTGCGCCGCCCAGTTGTATTGCTTGCTTGCTGCGTTGACTGCCACCTGCTCGGCCAAGGGTAAAAAGTTCGTCAGCTTATCCTCGCCCGTTACCATCATGGCCAAGTTAAGACCAAAGAAAAACTCCTCCCTCTCTCGTATCTGTGGTTTGCCGTTCCACCGCAAGTCGCCCTTGACCACCGTCAGCTTCTTCTGCTGGATAATCTCGGACGCCACGCGTGTACCTACCATCTGTGAGTAGTATGTTAGGTACTCAGTGAACTCGGCGTAATGCTTTATCACCCTCGCCATCTTTTCCTTGTTCAGCACCCACTCGTACTCGAAAGCCCCGCCGGTTACCTCGTTGTTAGCCTCCAACCGCAGCACTCCCTCGAACCTATGCTCACTTGCTGTAAGTGAACCGTCGCAAAAGTACAGCTTGCCCCGCCGTCTGGTGATACCCGCCCACTTTGCCGAACGCATGTCGAAATGCTCTCGGTTTGCGTCCGATAGCTTGTTGAACCGATCACGCAAGACTGTGTTGATGAAGTCCATTGTTCCTACGGTTTCCCACGAACCATGTTTAAGCACTACGCTGTCGTCTGGGTAAAACGTAATCACTAGGCAGGTGTGGAAAGAGAGAGTGACCGATCCCACTTTGCCATCTGCATCGGTTAAGGTGCTAATCAAACTCCTGTCGTACCGGCGGTTGTTCCCCAATGGGCGTAGCCCTTTGCTGCGCCCCCTCTTGTACGGTTGTCTGCTTTGATACCAAACCAAGGCCTCAGTAAACGTACTGAGTCTTGGCAGATCGTCTCCGTGGTACATAGTTAAACCTCCCTTGCCTGTTTGACTTTCTCTGCGATGGTATTGATCAGCACCTGCATGGCAGTGATCACAGCGGCTTGGTCTTTCACCGGCAGTGTTCCGACGATGCTGTATGCGTACTCGTATGCCTCCTCGATTGTGTCGCGTGTTGCGAACAGTTGTGCCTGAAGTCCACTTGCCAAATCCATAACGTCATCACGGGCTGCGTCTTGTGCTTCGTACTTGTCTGCGATTGCTCTCATGTTGCTCTCCTTGTTGGGACAAACTGACGGGATGTCAGAGTGTCGTTGCGTTTATTGCGTTTATCTCATCTATCTCAGATGCCATTTTGTTAATCTCATGCGCTTTGAGTTGCGCGTTGAGACGGGCTTGCACCTCGCGGATTGGCTCGGCTTGCTTGCCAAAGAACCCATACAGCAGTTCATTGTTCTCCCTCGCCCGTTGCGCATCCGCTTCCCTACGGAGTTTGTATCCATCGTGACCCATATCACATCCCTATAAAAAGAAAGAACAATGCACCCAGTACTGTGCCGAGGATTGCACCTAGCAGAGCAGCGGCCAGCGCCAACCATTCCCTATCATCAAGTTTCATTTCAGTTCCTCCGGTAGTTGTACCTCGCCACCCAGTTTGCTTGCCACGTAGCAGCGCATTGCTGCGACTAGTGGTGTTGTGCCTGTTCGCACATGGTCACCGTTTTTATCCTCGGCATACCACCCATTCTCAGGTTCGCCTTGCTCGTTCCATTGATACATCCAGATACCTAAACCCTCGCGCTGAATAATTAACCCGCCCTGCGACCAGTTCCACGATGGGTTCCACCACGGTGTGCCGTGCCTATGGTTAAACTCGCCATAGTCCGCAGTCATCCACCTCTTACTCATCCAGTTCTTACCTTGCTTGCTTGGGTATACGGTAATCCCTGCGGCTTGCGCCACCGCCCAGTCCAACGCGCCTTTCTTTAGTTCTGATGTTTTCATGTTGTCCTCTTTGGGTTAAGTTGCTTCAGGGTTTCCATGCTGCTGATGTAGTAATAGTTGCTCTTGTTCAGCGGCGCGATGCAATGCTTCACTTTCTTAGCTGCATCCTCACCGCATTGGATGCAGGTCTTGTAGCCAAGTTTGTAACGTGCATGAGCGATGTACCCGCCACACACCACACATAAGTACCTCGCATCTTCATTACTCATTTGGCATCTCCTCATTGCTGTCGGCGTTGCTTTGGGGCAGCGTCTCTGGGTCGGTACGTGCGCAGGCTTGGCAGATGGTGTGTCCGTAAGCTAGGCGAGTCTTGCCGATTGGGTTGGTCAGGCAGCGTCTGCACGTATTTGGGTTGCGTGGGTTGTGCGCATGTTTGCGTTGTTGCTTAGACATTCTGACCACCTGTCAGTTTGTCGTTGTTTCTGTGACGCTCGGCGTATATCGCATCGAGGTAGCGTTGCTGTGCTTCCATGTTGCGGTGTTCTTCCCATGCACGCATGTACTCCTCGCGTGGCGTGTTGGGGTTGTCGAGGATGCGTTGCAAATAAACAAAGTAGTTCATAAAAACTCCGAAGAAAGACAGACTGACCATGCGTCAGATTGTCGTTGGTATGCGTTAGGGGCGATCTCCCACTAACCCCTCTATTATAACATAATAACTATACAAAGTCAAGTTAGTGTCTTGTGTGTTGGGGTGTTGTATTACATGATAGAGAGACGGTAAGGGGTAATACCCTAAAAACTTTTTCGTTTTGGGTGGCAGGGGTGGCAACCTTTTGTAGGCTTTGCGGTGTTGCTTGTGGTGTATGCAGGGGCGTTGGTGTGAGCTAGGTGAGCCATGCGAAGCAAGCGAAGCGTGATTGTTTTTGATTGTTCTGCATTGTTCTTGGTTGGGGAAAATTTTCGAACAATTGCGGGAATGGCAACGGTTTTAGTGAGTTGGGAAAGTTCAATGAAATCAACGACTTACGACGTTTTGAATGTTGTCAAAGTTACTATTGTTCGAAAAAAAAAAATTAGAGAACATTAGGCCTAGCAAAAATGCGGATTGTACGTAATGTTCTAATGTTCTTTATTATAGAGAGAACGGGGCTAAAATCGCTGTTGCTAATTCGGAAAAATAGCTATGCACTTGCCGAGGAGCGCGTTCGAAACGAAAAATCCGTACATGCTCAAAAAAGTCGGAACATTAGAACAATACGGAACAATTGCCACAATCATAACGCTTTTTTGAGACAAAACCCAATATAATCAAGGACTTACGTCACTTTTATAATGTTCGAAAATTTTCTTGTAATGTTCTGCGTTTTTGCTTTTTTCGAACATTGCACAAAAAATAGGCAGCAAAAAAGGCTTGACAAGATTGGAAGCGGGGGGTAAACTGCACCTGTGCAGTTTAGTTTTGGACACACTGACGCAACGTCAGAATGTCGCTGATTAAAAAATAGGCAGCCGTGGGAATTCCCCATGCAAATGGCTACCGCGTTGGAATGACCGTTCTCTCCCCTCTATTACAAAGACAACAACGTGGTGAAAAAGAGACATTACCTGGTAGCATGGTATACAAAGTAATTTCCCTAAGATCGTATAGAACAGGCATAATTTCATTTGACGGACTGACATGGGGTCAGCGAGTCTTTCTTTTGGAGGTTTTATGTCTGCATCAAAATCCGGCGAAATGTTCGCCCGTAGTGAGATCGAAGCAACCGAAGCCCTTGAGGTTTTCGCCCGTGATGTCGGAACCGAGCCTAGCTATGAAACATGGCAGGCAGCGCGAGTGGAGTTTATCAACGGCTACGTTATGGTCAAGCCGCAGACCAAAGGCGATGCCTCTGACAAGGCGTTCCAGCGGTTTAAAGATCGTCTGGTAGATCGTTTCGGTATCACCGTACCAAAGGCCACCAGCGAAGCCGCCATCAAAAAAGCCGCAGAGCGTAAGGCCAAAGAGGAAAAGCTTGTAGCGAAGTATGCGGACGTTACGCCGACGTTGCTACGCTCCCAGATCGAGGCGTGCTATCAGACCCTAGCCAAGAATCCGGATAGCAAGGTAGCCAAGGCGCAAGCCGCTGAGTTGGGCAAGGTTTTGAAGATCAAGAGCCGCGAGACTGACAAGGCCGAACGTGATGAGATCAAGGCCGCCAAAGACGCTGTACGCGACGCTCTGAAGCTTTGCGATGACGTTATCAAGCTGGAGGCCGCGCTCGAAGCTTTGCAATAATCCTACTAACCCAGTCAAACCCCGCTTAATCAGCGGGGTTTTTTATTTTTTCGAAAAGTGGCTACCGCGTTGAAATGACCGTTCCCTACCTTTTTGATAACGTTTCCTATTGACGTAGTGACAAGCTGGTCATTGTGTCGGACCAGCAGCTATTAGATTCCCTATCATGATAGCGACAATCAATTGGATAAGATCATAGGAAACCCCGATAATATCTTTACTGATTCAGCAATTGGGCTGATTCAGATTTTTAGGAGTTTAAAAGATGGAAAAGCAAATTATCGCGGAGCAGGTTTCCGCACTGTCAGCAGATCAGGCAATCACGGCAAAAGATTGCGGTTTTCTTTTCGCCCGTAACCAACTGGCAAACATCGAGAACGCGCAGTCCTACGCTGCTATGCTCGGCACTGATCCTACATTCGACCAGTGGGAAGCAGCCCGTTTGCAGTGGGTAACTGGATACGTCGAAGCAAACCCACAGAACACCGGCAATGCAGCTGATAAAGCATGGGAACGATTCTCCGCTATGCTCAACGAGTTATTCGGCATGGTGAAACCCAAAGCAGCCAGCGCAGCAGCAGTTAAGAAGGCAGCCGAACGGGAAAAGAAAACCGCCGAGATACTGGCAAAGCATGGAGATTTGACGCCGACAATGATCCGCGCGCAGATGGAAGCAGCGTATCAAACACTGGCAAAGAACCCGACCAGCAAGGAAGCAAAGAAACAGGTTAAGGAACTTGAGCAAGTCCTGAAGGTTAAGCAGTCGGCCGAGAACAAGGAACACGGCGAAGAACTGAAAGCACTCAGAGGCGCAGTCAAGGCCGAAGCCGGTAAGTGTACTGATCTGGATATCTTGCAGCAGGTTCTGGATATCTTGGTGGACGCGATACCCGAAGCAGACCTATAACTAACCAGCAGCAAACCTTTCCAACCCGCCAATCGGCGGGTTTTTTATTGCCCATCTGGCCGACCCCACCACCCGCCCACCCCCCAAAAAATCAGTCACCACCCTATCGCACCATATACACTATGATTTGCTCATTACATCACTCAATTTCAAAACACCCCCACCCCCTGTAAAGTTAAAAACACCTCACTGTAAACTTAACCAGCAAAACACCCCCCTTACCTTTTCAAATTGCCAACCCCCGGGGGGTATATTTTATTTTTTGAAATGGCATGGTATATTTAGCATCGTCGAGAAAGCGGATGCTGCCGTGCGACTCATTGCCGCTGTGGTAGCCAGTGTGTATTGCAGACAGACGCAGCGAGTATCGACTAATACACATGGCCATTGCTGGACGCGAAAGCGCAAAGCGGACTAACCCAGAACCGGAAAGCCGTGGGATTCTAGACTACTACGGTAGGCAAGACGGGGAAATAGCAGTGGTCAGGTGTATTAGGTAGTTGTAGTGCTTTTAGTAATCTGTCTCACAGACAAGGCAGAACATGACAATTGAGATTCAGCCTACGGAAGGTGTGCCGGTCCCCAAAGATTTGGGCGACGAATTCGGCGCGTCTTTGCAGGATAACGCTCGTGTCGCTGCCACCACGGCTGCGCTTATGGTGGAACTTGGTATGCCCTTCGAAATGACGGAGGACGACGAGAAGTTAGCCCATGACCTATTCAGACAGGTCGATGCCAAAAAACAAAAAACTTCCCAAGATCAGTACAACCCCGCAGCTTTATATCAGGGCAACGTAGCCCTTAAACTCTCTGCCTTATTAACTGAGTATGACCAGAGGGTTGTATTGGATGCTACCCAAGCACGGACGTATATAACTAATAGGCTACTCGAAATATCCTCTTGCGGCGATGCTAGGTACGAGTTGAAGGCGATTGAACTCTTCGGTAAGCTTTCCGATGTCGGTGCTTTCACAGAGAAGTCCGAAGTTACCATCACCCATCGCACCTCAGAAGACCTAAAAACAGCCATTGCGGACAAAATTAACCGTCTTTTGGCTGCTCAAGCTGCAAATACCATCGATATAACCCCCGAATACGACACATTAGAAGCAGAATTAGGGCTTCTTGACCCTCCAAAGCCGGAGGAAGACCCAGAATGAACCCCCAAGAGTTGCAAAATCTCTTGAAATTGCTTCCAAATCTGCCCGAAGCGCAGCTTCGTGACCTCTACGCTTCCCTAGAAGAACATGAGGTAATACAGAAAAGAGAGAATGCAGCAAATAACTTCATGGATTTTGTCCATAAAGTGTGGCCTCACTTCATAGACGGCGCTCACCACACAAGAATGGCCCGTGCCTTTGAACGAGTCGCCAGAGGCGAATGCAAACGACTCATCATCAACATGCCACCACGGCACACCAAGTCCGAATTTGCCTCATATTTGCTGCCAGCATGGTTTCTGGGCAATTTTCCTCACAAAAAAGTGATCCAAACGTCCCATACCGCTGAATTAGCGGTCGGATTTGGTCGAAAAGTGCGAAATTTGGTCGATTCCGAGATCTTTCACGAGATTTTTCCGGGGGTTGGGCTGCGGGCGGACTCTCAAGCGGCAGGTCGATGGAACACATCAGCAGGTGGTGACTACTTCGCTATTGGTGTGGGGGGTGCGGTAACCGGTAAGGGTGCCGACATCCTGATTATTGACGATCCACACTCAGAACAAGAGGCTGCACTGGCCGAGATAAACCCCGAGATTTACGACAAGGTATACGAGTGGTATACATCAGGACCACGGCAGCGTCTCCAGCCGGGGGGCTCTATTATTATAGTGATGACTCGTTGGTCCAAGAAAGATTTGACGGGGCAAGTTGTAAAAGCCGCGTCGCAGCGGGGTGGGGATGACTGGGAGGTTATTGAGTTCCCTGCAATCCTACCAAGTGGGAATCCTTTGTGGCCCCAGTTCTGGTCTTTGAAGGAACTGATGGCGTTGAAGGAGGAACTGCCCAACCAGAAGTGGATGGCGCAGTATATGCAGAACCCCACCTCCGAGCAGTCCGCTATTGTGAAGCGGGAGTGGTGGCAGATTTGGGAAGAAGAGTCCCCGCCGTATTGTGAGTTTGTCCTACAGTCTTGGGATACAGCATTTGAGAAAAACAACCGTGCCGACTACAGCGCGTGTACGACATGGGGAGTGTTTTACCAGCCGGATGACACTGGGATTTCACAGGCGAACATTATTCTCCTAAATGCGTTCCGAGACCGGTTGGAGTTTCCGTCCCTAAAGAAGAAGGCAATTGAGGAGTTCAAGGAGTGGGACCCTGACTCAATCATTATTGAGAAAAAGGCGACAGGTGCGCCTCTTATATATGAGATGAGGTCGATGGGGATTCCGGTGCAGGAGTTTACCCCCGGCAAAGGGAATGACAAGATTTCGAGGTTGAATGCGGTCGCTGATCTGTTCGCATCCGGGCGGGTTTGGGTACCCAACACACAATGGGCAGAGGAGGTCGTAGACGAGGTGGCGTCGTTCCCCGGCGGGGAGCATGACGACTATGTTGACTCTGTATCCCTTGCAATGATGCGCTTTAGACGAGGTGGGTACATCCGCACTTTGCTGGATGAGCCTGAAGAGGTTAGAGAATTTAGGCGGCAGCGACCGTACTACTAAGGAAAAATTATGGCAATTGATAAAGCACTAAATCAAGCTCCCTTGGGCTTAGGCGTGGCGGGGGCTATGCAGCCCGAGCCTCTGGAGCCGGATCTGGAGATTGAGATTGAAGACCCTGAGTCAGTAACTATTGGCATGGGCGGTCTGGAGATTGAGATCGAGCCGGGTAGGGAAGAGGACGACGAGTTCAACGAGAACCTTGCCGAGAAGCTTAGTGAGGATGCACTTGAGAGCTTGGCTTCAGAACTTATTTCTGACTACGAGGATGACATATCCAGCCGCAAAGACTGGATGCAAACTTATGTGGACGGCCTTGAGCTACTGGGGATGAAGTTAGAAGAGCGAAGCGAGCCGTGGGAGGGTGCCTGTGGCGTATACCATCCGTTGCTATCTGAAGCACTGGTTAAATTCCAGTCCGAAACCATCATGGCGACTTTCCCGGCTGCTGGTCCGGTTAAAACGCAGATTATTGGTAAAGAAACTCCGGAGAAGAAAAAAGCGGCTGAACGCGTCCAAAATGATATGAACTATCAGCTTACCGAAGTGATGACTGAGTATCGCGGTGAGCATGAGCGTATGTTGTGGGGCTTGGGTCTTTCCGGTAATGCGTTTAAGAAAGTGTATTTCGACCCGTCACTGGATCGTCAGGCGGCTATTTTTGTTCCTGCGGAAGATGTTGTTGTGCCCTATGGCGCTAGTAATTTGCAGACTGCCCCGCGTGTAACGCATGTGATGCGTAAAACCGAGAACGAGGTAAAGAAACTCATGGTAGCTGGGTTCTACCGTGACGTTGATATGGGCGACCCAGTCAATGCGCTTGATGAAGTAGAGAAGAAGATTGCCGAGAAAATGGGCTTTCGCGCTACAACCGATGATCGCTACAAGCTCTTGGAGATGCAGGTTGACCTAGATCTTGAAGGGTACGAAGACCCTGACGGTATAGCATTACCTTACGTCGTCACTATTGAAAAGGGCACTAGCACGGTATTGGCTATTCGTCGCAACTACGAGCCAGATGACGAGACTAAGCAGAAACGCGCCCACTTCGTACATTACGGCTATATCCCCGGCTTTGGCTTTTACCACTTTGGCTTGATTCACTTGATCGGCGCGTACGCTAAATCGGGTACTTCGTTGATTCGTCAGTTGGTAGACGCGGGTACATTAGCAAACTTGCCGGGCGGCCTGAAGACTAAAGGTATGCGCACCAAGGGTGACGATACGCCTATCGCTCCGGGCGAGTTCCGTGATGTGGATGTGGCGTCTGGCACCATACGCGATAACATTTTGCCGCTGCCGTATAAAGAGCCAAGCCAAGTGTTGATGTCGTTGATGAATCAGATTGTGGATGAAGGCCGTCGCTTCGCATCTGCTGCCGATCTTAAAGTGTCTGACATGAGCGCACAGGCCCCTGTTGGAACAACATTAGCACTGCTGGAACGTCAACTAAAGGTGATGTCTGCTGTTCAGGCCCGCATTCACTTTGCTATGAAGCAAGAGTTCAAACTCTTGAAGCACATCATTGCTGCGTATGCTCCGGAAGAATATAGCTACGATCCGGCTGATGGCGACCGTATGGTTCGCCGTGCAGACTATGACGATGTAGATGTCATCCCAGTTTCTGATCCAAATGCAGCGACCATGTCGCAGAAGGTTGTGCAGTATCAGGCTGTGATGCAGATGGCTCAAGCAACACCACAAATCTATGACATGGTGGAGTTGAACCGTCAGATGTTGGAGGTCTTGGGCATCAAGAATATTGGTAAGCTTGTCCCCGGCGCAGAAGACCAAAAACCGAAAGATCCTGTTGCTGAGAACATGGCGATTATTAATATGAAGCCAGTCAAAGCGTTTGCGCATCAAGACCATGAAGCTCATATCCAAGTACATATGTCTGCTATGCAAGACCCCAAAATTGCGCAAATTGTGGGGCAAAATCCTCAAGCGCAAGCAATGATGGCCGCAGGTATGGCGCATATCAACGAGCATATAGCTTTCCAATACCGCAAACAGATTGAAGAAATGCTTGGCGTGCCTCTACCTCAGACTAAAGATGACGAGGTCATACCGCAGGATATTGAGAATCAGATCGCCAGCATGATGGCAATGGCGTCTTCCAAGTTGTTCCAGAAAAATCAATCTGAAGCAGCACAACAACAAGCGCAAGAAGCTGCTCAAGATCCAGTTATTCAGATGCAGCAACAAGAGTTGCAACTTAAGGCGAAAGAGGTCGATATTAAAGGTAAGAAGTTGGAGATTGATGCTGCTACACAAGCAGAAAAACTTCGTATTGAACACGAACGTATTGAAGCACAGAAAGAGATTGCAGGACTTCAGGTTGGCGCAAAAACTACACATTCCAAAAATGAGCTTGAGTCTCGTATGCAGGCCGAGGGCATAAAACTTGGTATGCAGGCAACCAAGGATCGTATGGAGCTAGAGCTTAGACAACAACCAAGAGCAAAACAGAAACCTAACAAGGAGTAATCAGTGGACAAAGCACTGGAAATTATTCGGAACAAGATTAATGAAAAACAAGCGCAACTTGCTCACGCGGTAAGTGATGGCGTTGCAAAGGATTACACGGAGTATCGTGCAATGTGCGGGGAGATTCGAGGTCTATCCATCGCAGAAGGATTTTTATTAGACCTTGCAGACCAAATGGAGCGTCACGACGATGAGTGAAATACTAATCGCTACAGAAAGCGGTGTAGTACCACAGGAAGCGGAAGAAAAAGCCAAGCAATTACCACAGCCAACGGGGTATCACATCCTTGTCGGACTGCCGGAAATTGAAGACACGTACGAGAGCGGCCTGATTAAAGCAGACCAAACTCGTCATTTTGAAGAAGTACTTGCGACGGTATTTTTTGTCATCGAGCTTGGGCCTGATTGCTACAAGGACGAAAAGCGTTTTCCAAGTGGCCCGTGGTGTAAGCCGGGGGATTTCATTTTGGCGCGTCCAAATAGTGGTACTCGGTTGAAGATTCATGGACAAGAGTTCCGCATGATTAACGACGACACGGTCGAGGCCGTTGTCCAAGACCCCCGTGGCATCCGCCGCGCATAAGGAGAGAACATGGATCAGACAGAATTTGAGTTCCCAGACGAAAAGGAACTAAAAGAAGGCGGCAAAGTTGAAGCCAAGCAAGACAATCTAGACTTTGAAATAGAAGACGATACCCCGGAGCAAGACCGTGGCCGGGAGCCTATGCCCAAGGAACTTGTACAAGAACTTGAACAGGATGAACTTGAGGACTATTCAGAGAAGGTTAAAACCCGTTTAAAGCAGATGAAGAAGGTGTGGCATGACGAGCGCCGGGAGAA